ATAAATCGAAAGCGCTTTTCTGCGGTTTTTGCATTTGTACTTTATCGAATACTTTTCTTTCCATTTTAATCCTCATCTGTTTGTTTAACTGGTGAACCCGAGAGTGGTTTTTTTCCCTCTCGAGGGTGAACCTGTATAGTCCCGTTTTTTGGGACTAATTTTTTTTCCCCGGTAACAGAATATCTCGTTACCGGTAACAATTTTTTTCTTTCATATTCTTTTTCTAAGGCTCTATCTTTTTTTAGCCATGGTGTACCATGGCTAAGAAACGGTCTTGTATGCTCGTGCGGGCGTGTGCGATTTACGCGCGTGTCTGCGTGTAGTTGCAATGCCGTTTCGTGATATAGCATCTGATTTGTGAGCCTTTTTTTCATTTTTGAGTTGTAGAACACTAATACCTACTTGATATATTAGTGTTCTGCGACACCATTTTCAATTGTGTCTTTAGAATTTCCCTGAATTCTTTTCTTTCTTCCCTTCTTTTTGCTTTGCTTCTTTATACATCCTTTTTTGTATTTCACTCCCGTAATAGTACGGTAGACCTGGTATTAATTTTTTTAGTCTTTCGATTTCTTTTTCCTCGTTATCCCAGGCATCCAGCTTTGCCTGGTCTGCTAATTTTTTCCTCATCTCTCCCGAGAATATTTTATCCTTGTAATATTCCGGCATTCGTTTCATGTAACCATTGTCAATTACATAGTATGCTTCATTCTCATTATGCCACTTTTTCATTCGTTCTACGTACCCATAACCTATACCTGGTCTTGTGCTCATGGTAGTAAATTCATCCTCTCTTTCATAGATTACTCCAGTTTTTTCATCTATAAATTCTTTTTTTTCTTCTGTTACATGGTAACTTGTTACATAGTGTATGCTCCCATCCGTTATTGTTCCTACTTTTGTATGCCCTAATCCCCATATATTCGTAATTTTTCCTGTTACCGGTAACGCCACATTGAAGAGCAGTAAGTGATAATGTGGTCTTTCAGTCTTACTTCCATATTCTCCTAACCCGTAGAATCTTATTTTTACATCTGTTAGTTTTGATTGTTTTTTTCGTAATCTTTTCATGAAGTTTTGCAAGTCTTTTTTTACCAGTGTTGGTATTCCGTCTTCACTGTATTCTATGTTATCCTGGTCATAGGTCAGAGTTACGAAGTAACCGTTTTTAGAATCCCTGTATTCTTCCTTTAACCGGAACATCCAGTCCTGACGTTTATTATCTTTGCATGCTCCACATTCTCCACATGGTACCGCGTTAGTTTCCATAGTATTCTTATCTAATATTGTTATTGGTGATGGACAGCGCATAAGAAAGGCCAGCCTTTCACAGCTGACCGCTCATTGTCAAGAGAGATTTTTATAACCGGATACCGCCTCTGCTAACGACAGCTCCTCTTATTCTTTTTTTCCGGTTTCTGAATTTTGTCCGGCCTTGCCGGTTTCTGTTTTTATATCGTGCCATAATTGGCCTCCTAATTTTTATTTATTTGATTTTTCATTTTATCTGGTACTCCTTTTAACAACGAGTCTATATTTAATCCTAATGCTTGTAAAGCATTTAGTCCAATTCTAATCCAGGTAGCATCTGCAGGGCTAATTCCATCTTTCCAGAAATTAGCTTTAGCTTTTTCTATTCTGAGATTAACTTTTTCTCTCGCAACCTCTACCTCTTTTCTTTCAGTCTCTGACATAGACTGAAAATTCATTTCGGCGATGGTACCCCTTTTAGCAAGAGACGTCTCTCTGTCAAGCCAGGTTTTTACCTGTGCTTGCTCTATATTTTCCTTCATCTGTTGCATTTTTTGATATTCTTGGATACCCTGATAAGCACCTTGTATTCCTGAACTTAATGCACTTGCCGGAACGTTAGGCCTACCTGTATAATCCAGGTTGGGTGCCTGATATTTTGGATAATTACTTACATTACCAGGCGTTCCCATTCCATACATTAAATTTGGATTTAATCCAGCATTTCTGAATCGTGCCATTTGGTGTCTTGGATGATTGTATTCATTCTGCAAGTCCCACATTTCTTTATTCTTCATGAACTGATATTCTGCCAGTCTCATGTTCGCCTTATTGGTCTTATTTACATTTTTCCTGGCTGTACTTGCTTGTGCCAGGCTTCCTGCAAAATTAAAGGCTCCGCCTATTGCTGCTCCCCAACTCATTTAACCCCCTTTTCTTTTTTTTCTTCTTCTATTTCTTCCCTCATTTTAGCCTTTTTAGCTTCTTCTTCTTCCTTCTTTCTCTGTTTTTTTTCAGCTTCTGCTTTTCTCTTTTGAGCACTTTCAATGCTGTCTTGCATTGCCTTTACATCTTTACTCAACTGATCTAAGTCAGTTAAATCTCTGTTCCCCGGGTGCATGACTTTTCTCATGTGATTTAAGTCTTCCACATCGAAATACTCTGCATCTTTTTTCCCTGGTATTTCTCCCGTTTCCTGATATCTGGTTAAGATATCCTTTATCGTTCTGGCATGACCGGGTTGGGTCATGCTCTTTTGTTCTATGTTTTCTCTTCCGTTACCTGGTTTATAGGTGTGTTGAGTAATTATTTTAGTTTTTGGCATTTTCTTCACCTGTATTTATGATTTCAAGATCTGTTTTTGTTAAGTCGATTTTAATTTGTTTTAGTGGTAGATCAAACATGAATATCGTAACTACGATTTTTTGCTCATCTACATATCCCGAATAGGTTAATAGATCTTCTGCTTTTAGTACTTCTCTAAGTTCCAGATAGGATTTTTCTTTTTCCTCTTCTGAAATTTTCTGCTCTTTTTTTACCTCATCAATCATAATTTTCCTCTTTTATTAAGTTAACCTTGGATCTGCAAAGTAAGGCATAGGCCTTCTAGCCTGCACATCATGATATAGTTGCATCCATAATTTATCGCTTGAATCCTGAACAGCAAATATTCTGCTGTCCGGTGCATTGCTGTGTGATGGGTACTCTACGAAGTCGTTATTTAGAGCCGGTTGGCTTCCGAATATCCTTCCCAGATGCCAGTAGTCTAGTGTATTTCTAAACTCCCCGGCAACTCTGCTACAACCATATTTATACTCAGCATACCGTTGTTGATACCCAAAGGTATCTTCATTATAAGCAGCATCATCATCATCAAAGTATAGTTCCTTATTTTTTACTTCTTGTTCTCCCAGGTGAGCGAATAATGGCCAGAAATAATCCTCTTTACTTGTTCTCGTCCAGTGCCTGTGAATACCTTGCTGGTAAGCCGTTCTTGGCATTACAGATAGTATGCCGATTACATAGCCATGTTCTTCAAATTCCCTTCGGAATCTGTTTTGGTTTCCAACTGCTAATCCGTGTCCTGCCATAGAACCTTGTTCTAGGTTATTGCTCCCGGTATCACCTGTGGTGTTTAGTACTTCTGATATAATAATCGGTTGTCTTCCTCCACCCAGGTACTCTGGTCTGTCCAGTCTGTAATCACTTACCCTTTTGCTAAAGTGTGAGAGTATGGTTTCGATATACCGGTAACCTCCTCGAGCTTGCGTCTCCAACCATCGTTGTAAAGCTGTGCTAACCCTTAGGTCGTTGATATCAACATCTGCGGCATCTATGTTTTCAATTTTCATTGCCTGACCGCTGTCCGCCTCAATTCCACCATCACTGGCTAGTGTAACTCCTTGAGGTAGTGTTGCTCCAACTGCGCTTCCCGTTGATTGCCCTAAATACGTAACATCTACAGGTACGCCAACGGCGCTTCCTCTCTGAGGCCATGGCAAACTGCTTGTGAAATAATCTTTCTCGTAACATCTGTTACGTAATGTTAAAGCCTCTGCCTGTGAGATTGTATCAATATCTATTTCACTGTGTAATGTCTCGTCCCGGTAATAATCATTGTAGATCTGCTGGTAAGCATAAAACGGTAGTAATGAGACCTGTATATTTTCGCTTCCTAGCCCATCTGTTATAGGTAAACCCATGTAATCGCATAATGGTTTATTGTCTGTTTGAGGTATATTAGATACCGGGTACGTCGGACTGCTAAGTCCGTCTTGACCTCCGGTAATAAAGTCCTCCCATTCATTCCATATTATCCTGTTTGGCACATAGAAGTAATGCAAATATACATTCACCCTGTGCATTACCGGACTGATCATCGGTGCAAGCCGAATCATGATCTCTGTATTTACCTGGAATTCATCACTTGGAAGGACTTCTTCCACGTATACCGGGATAAGTTCTCCCATATTTCCGCTTAATTTCACTTCTCTCGATAAATCGAAAGCGCTTTTCTGCGGTTTTTGCATTTGTACTTTATCGAATACTTTTCTTTCCATTTTAATCCGATCGTGACTGGGAAAC